TCTTTTTCCCTTACAGCACTATTAAGAGTAGATATTCTATTTGAAATTATCTCATGTATCGGTAGTTCTTTACCTGTTTTACCGATAGAAGATATGTCAGGAACAGTTATAATATAATAACCATCTCGCTCTGCTTCTTTCATCGAACCACCGAAGCTAGCAACTTGTGATGCTAATTCAATTCTTTTTCTTCTGTCAGCTAAAATTTTTCTCTCTATAGTTTTGAATTCTACTTCACTACCTTCTGAATATCTAAATGTACTTTGTTTATCGTCATCAGCAGATTGAGAAAGTATATCCAGGCTTTTTTTCATAGCTTCAGCACGAGACTTTATAATATATACTTTTTGTTTTATTTCACTCTCTGTCTTTTCAAGACTCGAAGCAAGAACACCAAGACCGTCATCAGAGAGAATCTTTAGTATGCTGTTTACCTTGTTAAGGTGTGAGCTTACGTCCAATGCACCTTTAGTTTGGTCTTTTATATAAGAGCTTATAGTAAATTCTTGAAACTTATCATCCACTGTAGCCTCCATTAGACATCGTAGATATGGCGTTTATATAACTTTTTATACTGTTATCTACAGCAGAGTAATCTATGTAATCGAACAAGTCTTCAAATGTTTCTGGTCTTGTCTTAAATGTGTCTAAAAACTTGTAGTATACATAAGTGAAGTCATCGGTAAACTTACTCTTTATTATCTTATTTAATACATCTTCACTTATATGGTTTTGTTGGCTGGCTTCTGATTCTTTTTCTCCGAGACCAATTCGTGAAGCCCTATTTCTGATGGCCTCGGATATTTTTTTGATAAATGTTCTGCTACAAAAGATACAAGCCAATTAACAATTATTGGATAACTATTAATTTTGTCAACTCCTCTTAAATCCATGTACCTATCTGTGCATACAAATTTTTCAAAAAGATGCTTCTCTCCTTTGTAGTCCCTAAGGTAAATCATCACAGGTTTTCCTGTAATTAGTTGCATAGTAATATCATACATAAGGTCGAAGTCGTCGAGCCTGTTTAAGGCTCGACATTCTTCAATCAATGGTATCTGAGAAAAGCCAGACGGAAATTCAAAAAGAATTCTATTTTCAGCAACATCTAGCTTCACAGCCTCCCGTTGCTGTCTCATGTCTTTTATACTTGCGTCAAGTGAAAGAAATAATTTTGCGTCTGGCATATTCTACTCTACCTTATGCCGTAAACGGCTGTGTTGCATTTCTTACATACGGATACCCATCAGGAGGTGTTCCTATAACCTCTTCGCTGTTATCCGTAACATCAAGGTCTGCCTCGCCTCCAGCATCATCAACTATAGCAGTTCCATGCCCTAGTACGTTAGATTCACTCATTGGACTTGTACCAGAAGAACCACGAGAATTAACTTCGTATGGAGTATAAATACCCTGTACACCTGTTTTAGAACCAACAGCCCATATAGCTTTCAGATTAACATCAGCAGATGCACTGATAGAATCTATATAACCTGCATAGAATAGCTGGACAGAGTACGTTGGTACATCAAGACCCATGATTATATCATGCGGGACATTCTTTACAGACACACCATAGTATAGTCTTGTATGTGCCTCTCCGTTTATAAACTGCGTTCTTAAAAGAGAACCACCTACAGAATCTTTTGACGCTACAATAAGCTGAAGGGCCGCTAAAAAATCACCAGATGATACTTTTCCTGTTCCTTTAATTACAGGCATTGTAAGAGTACCATTTAGGATATGATTTGTAATGGTTACAGTAGAACCATCTACAAGCACAACCTGACTAGATGAATCTTGGTTAGGAACAGCATTTATAAACGTATCTGCTAACTTTAACGACCTAGATACATCTATTTCATCAATAGACCCTCCGGTCGTATCAAGGTCAATTTGACCAGCAAGGAATGGATGCCTAAACTTAATTATACATCCACCAGCTGTTTGAAACTGAGACCTTGTTTGTTGCCCAGCTCTATTTACACCATAAGCCATAAAAATACCTCCTTATACAACTACCGTACCTGTTACTTGCACACGCTCAAGGTCATCAATATACGTTGCTTCCCATCCTTGAGTAATAATTATATCTGTACTACTCTCTGGAAGTTCCGTATAAGCTGGCATATTAAGGAAGATATTGTCTAACCTTCCAATTCTTGAAAACACCTGAAGGTTCCTAAGAAGCATATCCTGTATTCTCTGATATGTTCTTTCATTCTTTAACACAGGATTACCAAGAGTGTTCGTAGCTGTCATCATTTTTGCAATAGACTGGCTTGTGAAATAATCTACCCACTTTGACATCACAGTAGCTAAAACAGGAAATCCTGTTATACTTTTAGCTCTAAGTGTAATAGAATCATTCACAGTACCATCAGCAATAGATATGAAGTAACTGACATTCTTCCTATCCAAATCACCAGCAATAGCTAAAGGAAGATTTTCGTTGGCTACTGGATTAAGCCAGCTTGGCGTACCTGTTGGTTTTACATTTGAGCCACTAAGCCTAATTTTTGATAGCTTATTCCCAATGTACGTTCCTGTATCATTCTTGAATGCAAAGTAAGTAGCTAGTATAACTACAATCATATTTACAGGTTCAGAGTGAGTAATGAGCCATGTATTTATTGGTTGTAGAAGATGTAGCATACCGTAGAAATAATCTTTTCTAGGTTCAGGAACACCTGGTACTGAAACCGTTAGTGATGTAGCAGTTGCTATTTGCTCTTCATACGGTATTGACATTAGCTTTGATATATTCGTATCAGGTGTAGCTAAAGGCAATCTCTGCGTATTAATCAATATACAGTAAGAAAGGTCATTCCTGATTAAACAAAGACTAGAAAGGCACAACGCAAGGTCAAGGTAGTTAGCACCACCAGCCTGCAATCCATCATAACTAGGCGAAAATAAAGTTTTCCAGAAAGACATGGAATATAAGTTGTCAAAAGCATTAGTAAGTGGGCTATAATCTATTGTCTGTGGTGTTACAGTGAAATAGTCACTAAACGTATCTGTACCAGTGCCGTCTGGGACGTAGAAAACTATAATGTATAATATTACATCAAAATTTGTATCATTCCTAAAGATAGGTGCCCATTGTGCAAGCAAATCCCCAGTAAGAACATCTCTATAGTTGTCTACATTAACCTCTTTAATTATAGCCCTATCTCTAATACCAGATAGGTCTAATCCAAGAACATTCCCGTTAGCAACGTTGCTTGGAACGTAAATAGAGAATGCGTTAAACAAATCAGTTGACGTGTCTTGCGTTGCAAGAATTCCAGACCGAAACCTTATAAATCTTTCTGCAAGGCTTCCTTTGTAGTTATAGTTCATGTTTCCTCCTTATTTAATACTGCCACTAGCTCTTGATACTCTAGCTAAAGGCACCCAGTCTATATCTATAGACTCTATATAATCAAGTCTAAAATCTACATCAAATGCTATGTTCGTGTTTATACCGTCAAAAGAAACCTGTGTGGGTATTATGTCATCTACAAACTCTAGCATTTGTGCTTGACAAGTACCTAAAAATATCTTATACGTATCCTCTCTTTTTGTCAAATGATGGAATGCCTTTGCCCAGTTTTCTGCGTTTTCTCCTAGAAATCTTACAGAGCAATATGCTTTCTTCCTGGTGAAGTTTTGATTGTATCCGTTAGCATCTTGAGTAATTCTTATATCACGCTCTATGAAGAACTGCATATATGTATCTTTACCCATATCTTCGATTGGATTAAAGAAGTTTGCCTGCATTGGTATTATATACTTGTATGCTTCTTCCTCTGAAAAATCATTACCATAGTACAAATAATACAGAGCTTTTCTTAAATTATTGAATGTTACACCACTATACCCCATTATGCTCCTTCCGATGCTACATCGTAGCGAATAATAAGATTGTCAATTAGTTGCCCAGTTGCATAGAACAGTCTCAGTGGTGTAAGTCCAAAAGACTTTCTCTTATCAGACGTACTTTTCTTTAACTTACCGTTAAGTGGTATTCTTCCAGTGTACAGTTTCCTAGCTATATCCTTTTTTATTTCATAAGCAAGTAAATCTAGGTTGTTTCTTGTTTCTGGGTTGTTCCAAGCATCGAAAGATTTAATAAATGCGTACTCTTTTGTACGTCTATCTAGCGTACCATCTTTTTTTACTCTAGCCATAGCCCTTGCATACTTGAACAACCTCATTTGATTCTTATACAATTCATCCGTAACGTCTTGTATTTTTTTACCAAACTCCTTCTTCAAAAAATTATTTAGATATACTTGTACAAAGTCTACACCACCATTAGAAAATCTAATTAAATGTTCGTATAGCTTTGAAAAAGACATCATACCACCGTAAGTAACTTTTCTACCACTCTTTGAATTTATTCTATTTATTCTCCTATTTTTAGTGAACTCATAAGATATATTTACTGTAAAAGGATTATCTAAATCTTTACTTCCGTATGTTCTATAGAACCCGCTCTTCATGTTTTTAGCACTAGCTGATAGTATAGAATGTCTATCAAATGATATAAAGTCATACTCTTTAATCTTGCTATTTTTTCCAAGAAAAGTCTTATTTCTTACCTTCTCATAAATAGAATCGTGAAGGTCTTGTAGAGGGTCTCCTATTATGTCATAAATACTTCGTAACACCATAGTCAACAGCCTCTTCTACTGTTTGCCTTCCATCAACACCAACTACAACCTCTAGCATATATACATTAAAAGAACCTTGCGAAGTCCAACCAGCACTTTTAATTCGTCTATATACAGTACCATCAGCAGACTCTATATAATGCTCTTTAGAAAGAATATTCCTTGTCCATAAAGTCGGATACTCTAAGTCAGATATAGAATCAGCCTGTATACCCAAAAAACCAGACTTAACATTCTGTATGACACCTCTAATTCTACTTACATCCATTCTTTCAGTGTATCCAGCTTTTACTTTAGGTTTCATAGTAAAGGCTGTATAATACTTGAAAAGTTCAGGAAAAAAATTAAGCATATCACCATATATACTCAAGGAAGTTTATCCTCTTTTTTTCTTTTTGCAGACCTTTGTACTGGTGTACAGTTAACACAACTACTACTTTCTTTAGCAACGGAACAATCTTTATCACTAACAAAGACTATAACCCCGTTGTCGGAGAACACCTGCAAAAAAGGTATTTGATTAGCCTTTATCGGGTATACTTTTCCTACCTCAAGTTTAGTGCCTTGTAACATACAAGGTCTTATTACTCTATAATATCGTTGGCTCATATTGGTTTTTCCTTCCAAATATACCAGTCATCTTTACGGCATTCCGTATCATTGTGTACGCTTTATAACCAAAAGGATTACTCTTTAGTGGTGATAATGTATCTACGAATCCTTTTATCCTTCTTGTGTTGTCCTCATCCATTTCTCCAAACCGTATTTCAACGCCACCTATACTCTTTGACCTCACAGGTATTCCACCTGTAGTAACTACACCAGATGAAAGTTCTGGATTAAGGTCTGTTATATACCATGCTGTTAAAAGACCGTAACATAACTGCGCTTTTTCATACCATACATCATTACTCTGGTAACTCCATAACCCATTTACACCATGAAACATTGAGTAAACATCGCTTATAGCAGATTCTATAAAATCGTTGTTGTTTGGCGTAAGTAAATCAGGAAACTTTTGTCCGTACTTTCTACGGAAGTAGTCCGTTGTTATTCTGTCGGGCTCGCCATTCACGAATATAGAATTTACCATAAGCGATTACCTTACTCCTTTTTTTCTTTAGTTTTAGCTCCAGAGATTAGTTGGTTTATCAACTTCTCTTGCTCTAAAACTTTACTCTTTAATTCAGCATTCTCGTCCTGCAAAGAGCCTATCACCTGGTCATCTAGCAAAGCTTCTTTTGGAGGCTCTTCAAAAATAAAATACTTTCCACGGCTTACTTGATTAGCAAAAATCTTGTTACCTTTTAGTAACTTCTTGTACTCATCCTCAGCTACTGCTGTAAAGCCTGTATCAAGTACCTTACCAGTTGTAGCATCTTTAGTAAAAACCCCGAATGTTTTAGAAAGAACTTTCTTTCTAATACCTCCTTCAGGGTTCTTACTATTTGCTACTACGTCACTGAACACTTCTATAGTTGACTTATATCCTGTATTGTTCTGAACATAGATTGTTTTCATACTACTCCTTTAGTTGCTAAATCCTACACCAGCATATACCTTTACGGTGTTAGCTACAGGAGCAATAATTCCTCCAACTCTTTTGTACATAGTGTACAAGAGCCCACCTCTTTGATATAGAGGAGGAACAATGTATTGTTTAAGAACTTCTGGAGAAATAACCAACCCGTGCTGGTCTTCAAGTGCAGAACTTACAGATGGTACTGTAATTATAAACAAGTCATGACCGTTAGGATTGAACGGAGTGTTTGGGTCTAACATTGGGTCCGCTACAAGCGTGTATGAACATGACTGAACACCACCACCAATTGAATTAGCTGCGTCAAAGCGACCTTTAATAACTTCCATTGGAGAAGAAGGATTAAAGCCCTGGCTATAAGTCGTTGCTGTAAGAGCTTTCATAACGTATGTAGATACGTTTATACGAATCTCCCTTGGCATATACAAGTTTTCACGCAGGAACTCTTGTATAAGAGCATTCATAGCTTCTGTTATTTCAGAACCTTTTGTTGCACTAACTCCTTCTACAATGTCATTAAATGGTGTTCCTGTATACGGAATAACACCACCAGACGCAACATCTAATAGACCTTGTGTTCCTGTTTCTGCATTTCCAAAAATAATGAGAGCGTCATGCATCCTTTCAAGAACCATGTTTGCATAACGCTCACGGTCTCCAATAGCCATGGGCGACAAGAAGTTACCAATCTGACCCTGGCCCCTCATCTGCTCCTCTATGCTGGATTCAAAGTCAACAGCCATATTTACAACATCAGTCATAATAAGACCGTTTTCACTTGAGACAGGATTAGAATTATTCTGCTCGATTGTTCCTCTAGCTACATTGGATAGTCTACCAAAACCTTCAAAAGATGCCTTAAAAACAGCTACTGCATCACACCATGGATTACCAAATCCTTCTACAGAAACTAGATTTTTAGCAAAAGAAGGTGCAAACGGTTGCTTGAACACTTTCTGCAAAAATCCAATATTCCAGTAAGGAATAGCTGTACCTCCAATAAGAGAGTCTGTGTTAGCTCCAGAAAGTCCTTTTACAGAAGGTGTAATAACATATTGACCACTCTTCGCATCAAAGTGCATATAAGTGTTCAACTCCTTCTTAATATCTTCTTCTTTCTTACCAGCATCAACTGAATCTTTGATATACTTCAGTACTTGTGGCGGACTATCAATCCTTATCGCTGATTTTAGTTCATTCGCAACATACGGCATAACCTTTGAATCAGCGTTCATGAATATGCCAGACCTTTTAAGGAGAGGCCCGAACTTAAAAGAACCTGTATTTCCTACAGACGTATCTTTGTTTCGTCCTATGGAAACACCTTCAATATTACCCATAATGTTAGGGTATCGCCTATCTAAGTCTGTTTCCATTAGATTTGCGAATTTCTGAAATCCGCTACTAGCGTTAATCATAGTTTCTCCTTCAATTAAGAAATTACATTTATGGATGATACACGAACCACCCAAGACTGGTCATCTGGATTCATAGCTATAACACTACCAACAGCTGTGTGTCCTGCAGGTGCTGTCATTGCAAAATGAAACCGTCCATTTAGGTTGTTAATACAAAGCCTCATACCTGGTTCTACAGTATCAAACCGCTGTACTTCATTTCCTGTAGCATCAAACCCTGTCTTGTAGATTAAGAAACCATCTTTTGCAATCAAACCCTTGTTGTTATTGTCTACCTGATTGTTTTTTGCAGGATACCCAGTAGCAATGTGTGGTTGACGTGTTAAGATACCAGCAAAAATAGGCCGAACGCCTGTACCAGTAGGTCTTACTGTAGTAACAGCATTGTTTCTAGAAGAACCATCATACCATACACCAAATCCAAACAAAGCAGGAACGCTAGTTGCTGTAGTAAGTCTTGAATAACCAATGGTAAAGCTAAAGTCATGTAACTTCAGCAACGAAGCATTATGACTAAAACTACCCTTCCACCTGTCATTTCCTAAGAGACTAAGATTTCGTCCACTCTCCTCAAACATCTGTAACTCCTTCTTTTATAGCACGTATTTAGCTATATCAATAGATTGTAGCTGTGATACGTCAGAATCAGCTACAACACCACCTTTTGTGCCCTGTGTATCAACAAGACCTAGGGCATCTTTTATCTTCTTGTCTATAAGTAAAGATAATTTTTCATTATTTTTACTAAGAGCATCATTGACTAAAGCCACAATAGAATCAGATATATTCGCTGTACCTTTACCCTTTCCGTCCTCATCCTTTGTGCCAGATTCTTCCTTTGGACTGGTTCCCTTTACTTCCTCATCTTCCGTAACCTCTTCTTCCTCTTCCTCTTCCTCTTCCATTTCTTTATCTTTTGTCATTTTTTCTTCCTTTTCTTTTTTATCTTCGTCTGCATCAGAATTAGTATACGATGATACTGTTCTAATAGTTTCTTGTTCAGCTTTATTGTATACTGAATCAAGAAATTTTGAAACATCCTCTTTGTTTGCCAAAGCCTCGCTTGGTGCTTTGAAACAATCTGTCACAGAATCAATAACCAAGGTCTTTGCCTCACCGTCTTTTAGTGTACTAAGGCTATCTATAACCTTCGACACCTCCGCCTGCAACTCTGCTCCAGTTTTGTCCTTTGAATTTTCTATAGATTCAAAAACTCTTGTCGAAAAAGGAGCCACAGAATCATTTGTTTTCCCTTTCTTTTTAAGAAAGTGAAATAACCCTGTCTTAAACATCGGTAAACCTCCTATAATACTGTCTATAATAGACACACGATGACCACCACGACCAGATTTAGTTACAGCAAGATGATTACAAGAAATAATATCAGTCATTATTATATCATAACCAACTTCATCTGGATTAGGAACAAACTTATTTACAGACTGATACCCAAGAGAAACCTCTTTATTACCATCTAAATAATAATTATATATTTCACTAGTAGAGAAAAACAAACTACTCTTTACTCCTATCTCTCCACCACCAATAGGAACTACCTCAGCTTCGCTTCCAGTATACCCTTTAGCATAAGACGACCAATTATCACCGCTAATAAACTCGTATGGATGCTCTTTTGTTATAGGAAGATTCTTCATCTTATCCAAAGAAGCGATAATGACAGAAGCTGGTCTATATACTTTATATACATCTTTTTTTATTGGAAATTCAGAGATACCAAATCTTAATACTTCGTCATAGTCATATTCCTGTATACCAGAGCGACAGAGTATCACATCTTTTTTTTCATAAAAAGGTTTTTTACCAATTAATTCTGGCATAGATATGACTCCTTTAGTTAATGTTAGAGTATTAACAATAAAATTGTCAACACATTTTTACGTCATTCTTTTAGAAAGTTTCTCTGGTCTTTTTTCACCAGGCATCCTAGTTTTGTTATGTTGCCCCTGCTCTAGTCGTGTATATTCACCACTATCACCAACTTTTTTTGGTTTCTTTGCTTCACTACCAGATTCTGTTTCTCTGCTACTAGTCTGTTTTATTTGTGCATCCAATAACTCCATCTCTTTTTCAAACTTTATTTTTTGTTTTTCATCAGATAGCCTTTGTCTTTCTTCTAGTCTTTCTAACATTTCACTAGAAAGACTCATCTCATCCCCACCATACCCAGAAGCAATTTTCGCAGCCTCTGCGAGTGGCATTTGACCAGATACAAATTCAAAAAAAGAACGTCCTAAGTTAAGCCCAATTTCAGCTCTTTCAGTAGAATTAGCAACAACAGGAACGTCAAAATGAATGTCAGTATATGGTAAAATCTCTAATACACTACTATCAGTCCCAAGTGCATCTATTATAATAATTTTCGCCATCTGCTTGAACTGTGATTCAACATCTTTATGAATATACTTTATAGACTCGTACTGCTTTGCTAAATTTCCCTGTGTATCATCACCAGATGAAAAATTTCCTTTTTCACTAGAAAATATAAGAGGTTCAGGAAGCGTAGCCTGTGCACATAAGTCTTGTCTTAATAATCTAATAAGAGCTGGTACTTCGGCAAAATCTCTGTTTATTACCTGCAATTCGCCCAATACATTCATTGTTATTGGATTCTGTGGACTAGACTCTTCCATCCTTATTGTATTTGCCTCTATGATACCATCAAGTGCGTTAGAACCTTCCTGTGCTAAAAGTCCATCAACATTTATAGTTCTTGCAATAATAGACATCTGCTGTATCATCATTGGAAGAGTGTTTACTGCATTCTTATAATTTATAACCTCTCTAGCATAGGCACAAAAGTCAGATAAACCCCACCCAAGCGTCATTACCTGTCCAAAATATCCAGCTTGCGCACCCGTTATAATTCTTGAACATCTTGTGCCGTGAACATCCGAGCCTAAGAATGGGATATAATATTTCTCAGGCAAGAGAAAGTCTTTTTGTGTTGGATTAACAGCAGGAAGGTGCATAACATTCCACCTATCCATTGTTATAAACCTTGAAATAGAATCTTTTTTAAGTATACCCTGTTTAAGAAGTGCTACTATATTAAGTGAAGTAGTCGCAGGATTATCTCCGTTAAACATAGGAAACATAATAGAACCACCATACACAAGTGAATCTCTTACACAATCAGATATTAACTTTGGTATCCCATGCTTCAACATATTTAAGCTGACCGCATCTATTTCTTTTGCAGTTAGCTTTGCATTTTTTATTTTTACACCATTAAGCAAAATAGACTTTGATTTCTTATTTATGATTACTTCTGGCAATCCTTTTTGCGAATACAACGCATTTGCCTCATATGGAGAAATCCACAAGTTCGGTATAACCTCTCCAGCTGTAGTAGGGTCAATAGCTGTTCCAGAATTGTTTCTAACATTAAAAATACTGTCATATATAGCTTGTGCAGTTGTTTTTTTACTAGTAAGTGCAACAGCTGTATCAAAAATAAGTTTTTTTGAATGCTCTTTTACACTGTCTAATGTAGAAAACCTATATCCTTTTTGTTCAAAAGAAGATTTTGTATAGTCATCTGTTACTTTAGTTATTTCATCTATTGCATAAACAGGAAGTCCTTTGAACGTTCTTGAATCATTTATTATTGTTTCGTTGTTTCTTCTATCCCTTTTTGTACTCGTTTTGTGAGAATTGATAATCTTATGTACCGTATTTATAAGGTCTGTCATATATAAACACCCTCCTTACTCAAAAGCAGAATTACCTACTTCCTCATTATAGGTCTCGTCATCTTCACTCGTAAGACCAGCCTCTATCCTTTTAATTATTCTACGCCCTAGCGTTATTTTATACAAGTCTTTTAGCTCTTTAAGCCACGAAGTACAGTAGGAACATGCATATTCTAGTGGGTCTGTTATATGGTCTGGAGCAGACTCACCTTTTCCTTTTGCTGGAGCCCCAGTTACTTTATCAACCTGTCTTATTACTAAGGCATTGTCAAGCTCTTTACAATCACTCGATATAAACATTTTTTTAGTGTAAAAAAGTTTGTTTATCAAAAAAGACCTGTCTTTCACCAACGGGTTTGTCTTTCTATATACAATGTTTATTTTTGACGCACGTAGCTCTCTTTTAAATTCGGGTAAATGTGCGTTATACGTTGCATCTGGTATCCATTTTATTACGTTATACGGGAAATCATACCTGAACACCTCTGGAGCCCTTCTAATGTCAGGAAACGAATACTCCTTTATTGCAAAAATAGTCCCATCTCTTACAACCAACGCTACTGCTTTGTTGAAACCTATGTTAAAATCTTGTCCAATGTATATCGTTTCTTCTGACTTTACTGTTTTATATACATCTTGCTCAAGTCTATTTGTCGCTGGGTCATAATCTGGATATACAAGTCCAGAATCAATAGAAATAAACTCTGCGTCAAGTAAGCATCTTGTTTCTTTTTCATTATACGTTCTATATTGCGCATCAACGTATTCTTTAGGTAAATATATATTATCCTTTGTTCTTCCTCTTATTAAAACATACCCTATACCCTTTCTCCTGAACATCTGCACTAATTGATATGTTCCCTTCAATCCTTGGCTTGTTGTAGCAAATGCAAGAAAAGGTAACCTAGCGTCAGGTATTACCTGTCTTGCTCGGTCTCCTAAACTTTTCACTACAGCTACCGCCTTATAAGTAGGAAGCTCGTCTAACTCATCTACTATAACAGCAGTACAGTCATACCCAAATATATTCTCTTCTTCTGAAATAGGCGTTAAATATATTTCTACACCACATACATATATTATATTATGTGCTTTGTCATAATGGTACTCGCTTTTTGTTTGACGCAGTGCAGAAATAAAAGAACCAGCAAAAGTCTTTTTTAGAAAAGTAAGTGTTATTCCACACAATAGTATCTTTGGTGGCTTTCCTTCCCTATCTACTTTACCTTTCAAATTAAGTACTGTTTTAAGTGTTAAATCAACTAAAGCACTGGTTTTACCAGCACCATACCCTGCAATCAAAAAAAACATTCTTATTTGCGGGAAAACTTCCGGAGCTTGTATAAAGGCCGATTGGTGCAAAAGAAGTTTTTTTACTATCATTTCACTTCTTCTATATCACTCACATCAAAATCTTTGTTGGACTGATTAGAGCTTTCTTTAACTATATCTATAGTACTTATATTATTGAAACTATTCTCATCCATCTGTATAAATACTATATTCAACGCATTAGACTCATCTGCATCTATATTCAAATCCTTGAATAGCAATCTATCCTTCATTTCCAACGCTTTAAGTATCTCAGTTGCATTTCCTTTATCAGGGTCTGAGTACTCTAACCTTAATATGTCATCAAGTGTCTTCAGTTGTTTTGCATATAACTCAGCTTTTAATTGTTTCGTTTTTTTAATGTATACTTCATCTGATAAAAGCCTAATTCTTGCATCTTTCGGTATCATAGCTATATCAAATGCTAGAGAATCTTTGTATATCTTTTTATATGCAATTATAGCATCATCCCTTAATTTTTCATATGGTTCTTCCATACATTTTATTCTATTTTATAAATAATGTATAGTCAATACATTATTTATGTTTTGTTCAATTTTTGAACAACTTATAGTATTATAATAAAATTGTATTCTTAAATATGTAGCTGAATTTTTAATTAAAATTGTGTTGTTGTAGTTGTAGTTGTAGTAGTAGTATTATAATAAAATTATGTAGTGATGATTTTAGTTAAAAAT